CCGTTCCGTTGCGCTTCTCAAGAAGACCATCCTTGGTCCAGCAATAGTTCTTGAGTGACTTAAGCGTGCCTGGCTTTGCCGAACGCGGATCGACACCCTCATCCATTCCGGAGGCGAGCGGGAACTGGAGAACCTTGGAGGGGATCATGGGCTCTGCGTCTTGCCTGTCGGAACCGTTTGTGAGGCCTTTGGATAGAACCAGAGATCAGCATAGCCGTTGGAATCACCGATGAGCCGCACCTGGTTCTGGGTATCGATGCCTGACTGATCTGGATCCTCCAGCACCGAGATGCCCTTGGTCACATACACCGGCTCGACCCAGTAGTCTTCCGTGGCCGCCGTGCTCGTGGGCCTGGCATTGCCAGCCGAGAACAATCGCTTGGCTTGCATGGTCGTATCGTTCGGGAACACGTACGGGCCCACTCCTCCGATCGTGTCCACGCCCGAGGCCACGTAGTTCGTGCCACTGATGTCCCAGATGCTGACAGTCAGGTTCTCGTTGACCATCTGCGAAACATCCACGGGCGTCCGAAACATCGCCACGTAGACGCCATCGTCAGAGACGGCAATGTCCGAGCTCGCGAGCCTGACCCCGGTGGAGTCTCGCCAAAGCGATGCTCTGATGGTTCTCGCCGCATCGGCCCAGATGAATCGTACACCTCCGATAGCCTTTGCTTTGGACGTGGAGAAGCGGCACCCAACCGTAAAACTGCCTGCGCGCAAGGTGAACCCGGCGAGTGGCGACCCTTGCCATCCGCGTTCGACCCACATCGCATCGAGGTTGATTGGGTCAGCCGGCTCCTGAAGGGGACCGTACAGAAAACTGGCAGGGAAGCAGCGGGCCACCGTGCCTATCTTGTGGTTCACAACCGTGGGAACGCCGGCAGTGAAAAGCACAGAGACCATACGCCCACGAAGGAACGGACAGTCATTGAGGACCCCGGCGCTCTCACGCGCAAGCGATTGCGCGTCCTGCTTGAGCCTATCGCCCGTCTGAATGAGACGGTCGGGGATGCGCTTGTTCGCGGCCAAGGGTTACTCCCACGGGAAGAGCGGGAGGATATTCGTCAGGCCCACCACGTCGGTCACGCGCTCTGGAGAGCTGGCGTCACGCTGGGCGGCAAGCGAACGAATGAGCCGCAGGAGCCGGTCCTTCAACCCGAGGTAAAAGCTGGGGTCGGATTCCTCCTTAGAGAGGACGGTTGCACAGGTCCCGTAGATGGGGACCATCTCATAGCCGTTGTATCCGTCGAACTCGTCGGGCGGGATACGACCGAGAACCAGGCGCGGCGAATTGGGAGCGTAACGGATCGTGAACTCGAAGGATTGGGTGGACGGAAGAAGCTCGATCTGATTCTCCTCGATCCGATACTGCGGACTCGCCGAGTAGGCGTAGAGCTGGGCGTTCAAGAGCCGCGCCCGTTCTACCTCCATGAACGGCTCAAGGCGTCGCGAGATGCCGCCAATGCGGGCCTCGACGCTTAGGAGTTCCCAGAAGTCGTCAGGAAGGGCGTACGTCAACGTCCCAGAGACGTAGTTGTACACCTGGCTCCGGCGCACGTGGGTCTGCCCCTCAGCCAGGCGCAGTTCTCCACGCAGCTCAGCGTTCTCCTGGTTCCAGTACTCGAGAATCTCTTCGTCCGTGACGAACTCGGAGTTCTCCATGTGACAACGCACACGAACGTCCTGAACAATGTCCTCGGCCGTCCGCGTGCGCATGGGTCACTCCTCTTTGTATCCGGCCCTCAGACAGGCGTGGATCGCCTCTTTGAGCGTCACCTTGAACTGAGCCCGCTTCCCTTGCGGAACGTTGAGCTGTTGTCCAAGGGACTCAGCGGCAGCATCGAAGGATGCGCCTTCGTTCGTCATCTCCTCCTCCTCGTCATCGCCCAAATCACCAGAGGATGAGTCCGGAGGCGGAGGCGTCTTGGAGTATGCCTTGCCTTCCTTGGCATCATCTGGCGGACCACCCTTGGTCTTTGGTTTCCCGAGACCAAGGATGGCCAACAATGCGCCGTGTTCTTTAGGCACCTGACGCGCTGTCCTTGAAGGCCACTTTCACGCAGACTCGACGGCCTGTCGTTTCGACTGGGGCACCAGCGGCATCTAGAGTCGTGACCAGTTGGGTCACCTTGACCGAATGACCGGCACCCTCATTGTTGGGTACGCACACTTGTGCGCGCACACCATCCGCAGGCCCTGCGGCAGGCCCATAGACCTGGGCAGCGGCATAGTGTTGCTTGCGGTACCCATCAGCGTAGGTGATGAGGTACTCGCCAGCATTGGCCGTCTTGACGATGGACTCGACAAATGACGGCCCAGAGTTGGAGACACTGCCAGCAGCATCGGGCCCCTTCAAACCGCCCACACCAAACATGGTGGAGACGGAAGGGTTGGTACCAATGTTGGTGGTGATGAATCCGAACTCGCCTCGCAACATCCCGACAGATGCGTTGAACGAGACGCTATTCCATTGACGTGCGCTCATGCGTCAGTGCTGTCCAGGTAGTACACGGTGACCCGCACTTGTCCCACCGTGTTTTCGCTGACCTTGCCGGTTGCCCCAGGATTGAGGGTGGCCGTGAGCTGTTGGCCAGCCACTGCCGCCACCATCGCGCCTTCGGCGTACTGCGCCCCCGGCGTTCCGTCGTAGTAGCCGGCGGTGCCCAGGAGATCGAACGCCGAGATGATGCCATCCGCATCCGTGCCGCCAACCTCCAACGACAGCGAGTCCGTATTGGGGTTCTGGAACGGCGTGACGAGATGAATCACAGCACCCACAAGACTGGCCCCCGCCGGACATGCAGTTCCCAGATTGTAGACGCGTGGCGTGTCGTCAGTGTCTGCGCCGGTGCCTTGCCCAGCAGCAACGCTGGCCGGCGCAGTCAGTACCAGGCTCTTGCTCTGGATCATGCCATTGAAGGCACCAGGGAAGAACCCGTCGATGACGGCTTGGGCGCGTTCGTTGCTGGTGATGGACGAGAAGAACGACGCGAGAAGATTTTTGATGATCAGCGTGTCACTTGCCAGGCTCATCTCATCCTCCTCAGGTCAACCGGCCGCGGACCGAGCCGGCGACCTTCTTGGACTGCATTTGGTTGTACGCGATGATCCGGCCCTCGAACGCGTCAGCTGCGTCCTCACGCAAGATCTTGTTGCCGTCGCGCGATTCGATGAACGGGAATTGACCGGGACCCTTGAGCTCCCACTTGTCGAGGTCCACGCCCCAAGCGACGCCCTGAGTGTCGTTGTAGTCGCTGTACACCTCGACGGTGCCAGCGCCAGTAGCGACCTTCACGCCTTCGAAACCGACTTGTCCATCCACCTCGGTGTTCGTGATGATGCGTCGCGAACCGAGAGCAAGGATGAGGGCCAAGAAGTCGAGGTCATTCTCGAAGATGTGAGAGAGCTTTCCGCCGTTACGGATGCTGACCTGGCACATCTTCTGGATCTGCTCCTCCGGGCCAAGGGTCCGAAGGTCCACGCGCGAGCCGGCAAGACGCACCGGGTCCACGGAACGGTCGAGGCCGAAGAAGCTGTCACCAGCAGTCGGAGCAGTGGAAGGGATCCACGCCTCGAAGCCCTTGATGCCGAGCCCGAAGTCTCCTGCCGTGAAGATGAAGTCGCCGGCGACAACCGTGGGGATGCCAGCGGGATCGTTCCAGGCGGCCTGATTGACCGTGATGGTGCCGAGGTCTCGATCCACCGACAGGACCGTCACCTGACCGAGCTTGATGGCGCCGCTGGTGCCATCCGTCGTGGATGTCTGGAGCGGCTGATTCTTCTCGAACTTGACGATGTCGTTGATGTTGTCGAGGGTGATGGTCGCAGTGGCAACGTTCGAGGCTGCCGAAATCTTGCCGATGGCACCGCCGCCATTGAGGTATGGCTCGTACCCCATGTTGCGCTTCATGGCGTCCATGGCCGAGTCCAGCTCGAACTCGAACGCCTCGACGAAGGCACCCTTGCTGTTGGCGGTCTGACGCTGGAGGCGTCCATCCACCGAGTACAGCGAGTAGTTCTGGGTGATGTTGATCTGGTACTCGACGACGGCCGAAGCGTTCTTGTTCGCCTTTGCCTTGTCGAACGAGTGAGACCGGCCGGCCGTGTGCGCGATACGCACCGGCAAGTGCCAATTCTTGCCGTATCCATCGAAGCTCTTCTTGAGCATCGCGAACAGCGTGTTGTTCTCGTACATCGCGATCAGAACGTCGTTCGGATCGGGGTAGAGATGCTTGATGATCGCGTCGTGCGTGGTCGGTGTCGCGGCACCCATCGTCAGCCTCCTCGGCCGACCAGTGCTTCAACCCAGCGACCTATTCGCTGCGTCGACCCGCTGACTCGGCCTCAAGTGCTCGGGTGATTTCCTCTCGCGCCTGCTTACGCCTCTCCTCCTTGGAGAGCGGCGGCTTGCGAGCGGAGTTGGTCACTCCAGCGTGTTGATTCGAGAGTCCCCGAGTTTGCGATTGGGGCGCAGTCTCTTGCGGAGGCGCGTTCTCGTCCTGGCCTGAACGATGGCGTGCAAGGATTCTTGTAGCACGCTCCTCAGCCTCATACTCAAGACATTCGATAATCTCCGTGTCGGTGGGATTGCGTCCGTACTTCTCTTGGAAGGCGGTCAGCATGGTATTCCCTTGTCCTACCGGCCTATGGAGTAGCTCCTCCAAGAGCTGCGGAACCTCCTTTGCCTCGTAGAGCGAAGTCAGATTCGGCGCTTCATCGGGCGTGATTTTGCTCACGAACGACACCAGCGATTGATGCCGTTGCTGTGCCTTGAACCGGGCCTCTTGCTCAGCGAGCTTCTTGGCCTCCGCCTCCTTCCATTCTCGAAGCTCCTTCTTTATCGCCTTGATTTCCTTCTCTTCCTCTGACTCCGGTTTCACAAACCTCTTGGCGAGTTCGACGGGGTCATCGCCCCGTTTCATGGCCCAGTCGATTGGATCTCCAAGCGCCGTCTCAAGGTCTGCCAGCTTGGCATCCAGCGCCTTCTCTTTCTCGGTAAGCGCCTGGAGCTTGGCCTGGTGCTCGGCCTCCAGCTTTCGTGCGCGCGCCTCGCGCTTGGCAACGCCCTCGAACTTTCGAGCGAGCTCGAGATGCTTGTCCGGTTCTTCAGGCGTCGGAGCCGCCTCCGAGGGTTCAGGGGCTAGAGGGGTAGCCTCTGTCTCCCCCTCGGTGGCAGCTTCCACGCCTGCAGTCGGCGCGGCCCCGTTCGTGGGGATGGTGGTCATCACATTCTGAACAATCGGACCAGAAGCGTTCATGGACCCTCAGGAGGCATGGGGAGACCACCATTGGCCATCGGTGGCGGAGGCGGAGGCGGAGCACCAGGCGGCATCATCGGCATGGGCCCGGCCATTGGAGGCCCTGGCGGAGGAGCAGCCTCGGGGGGCGGGCCGCCTTGCGGCTGGAGAGGCCCTGCCGGTGTGAAGCTCTTGCCCGTCATGTACCGATAGCAGGCCTTCACGTAGTTCCGGATCATCGCCAGACGCTCCGGAGGCAGGTTGTCGTGTTTGGCTTCTTCGTAGGCGTCGGTGGCCATCGCAAACGCCATCTGGTGATCGCCGATGGCGTCCCTTACGACCTTCTCACCGCGCCGCATCTTCATGATGTCGCGCTCAACGTTGCGTTTGCCAGCCAAACGACGGCGCGCAAAGGCTTCTGTGTCGTCCCACTCGAGCATCTCGAAGATGTCGTCGGTCGTCACACGCGTGTATTGCGCCATTTCAAGCGCGTACTCCCTTCGACCCGCCGGAGTGTCAGGAAGTTTGGATGTTGGGTACACCTGGACAGCTACGGTATCGAAATCGAGCTTGTCCCATGTGACCTGAGGCGTGATTCGGCCCTTGGTGCTCGACTTGGCAAGGACTTTTCGCTTGCCACCAATGGAGCCTTCGACTTTGGCCAGCTTGAGAGCGTCTCGGGCTGCGCATTCCTCGGCAGCACGCACAAAATCGTTGAAACGCTCGGTCTCGACGTTGAGATACGTGCGCAAAGCGACCGCGGACGAGAGACCGGCCGGCTTTTGCGACTGCGCCGAGAGCTGGGAGACGCCCATGACCTCGTAGAGCGTCTTGATGAGGTACTGGAGATGCTGAAAGACCTCGCCGCTCATCGACTGGGGTGTGTAGACGGTCGGCGGGACGGCTCCCGAGTACTTGATGATGGTCGCCATGTCGTTGTTGAGACTGGCGGTGTTGACGTTGGACGATGCTTCCACCATCCAATGCGGCTTCGCAATGAGATGCATCGCCATCTGGATGTCGCGAACGATGCGATTGATCTCCCCCTGGATCCCCGCCACCCGTTCGCACATCCCAATGCCCCAAAGGCCCATGCTCTGGACCTCGGGACGCAGGAAGTTGTACGCGCTCTCCTTGTCGGAGTGATCTTCAAAGAGTAGCGTCTTGCCACGGATGCAAACAAGGCGCTTCCCTGGTCGTCGCGCAGTCGGCTTGGTCCAACCTTCATAGACCAGAATCTGCTCTGAGGTCTCATCGCGATCGAAGTCGTGCCTGTCGCTCTCGACTGCCTGCGAATCGATGCATTCTTCCAGGTCCTTGTTCCACTCGACCTCAGCGCGACCCTTTCCTTCCTTCCGCCACTCGTCGAAGGCCTCTTGTCGGTCGTAGTATTTGCGCTGACCGATACGCCGAGGGTCCCCATACATGCACTCGCGGTCGTCAAGAATGAGCTCCCATGGGTAGGTGCGCTCCACCACGCCTTCGCCGTCGACCACGTGCGTCTTGGTTACGCCCAGACCGTAGATACATGCATCGAGAACGCGACCCGGATGGATCTTCTCGTAGTACTGCATCTCGTAGAAGCGGCCATCAATGTACTTGTCCGCGTTCTCCGCCTTCTCCCTCAGCTCGTAGTCACCCTCCACGGTCGTGAACATCGGACGTGGCCGGTTCTTGCAAACCTTCGACACGAGCGAGTCGATCGCGTTCTGGGTCGCGTTGACCGAGATGCGTCCCTGGTGCGGAATGTTCCTCGTGTACGAGTTCACTCCGAAGCCGAGAAGCGGCAGGTTGGAGTAGAGGCTGGCGTAGAGGAGGTTCCGCTTACGGCGGTCTACGGCACTGGGCCGGTCACGTACGTGGTCTGCCCAACGGAGGAATGCGTGATGTGCGTCCTCAAACGTGGAAGCTTCCCAGATGAAACGAACGTTGTCATCGCTACCAATGGTGGTGCGCTTGGTGGTCTCGATAGTGGCGCGACGCTTGGCAGCCATCAATCCTCTCCTGCCGTAACTGGACCGTCATGGGTCTCAAGCGGAGGAATCCGAAGCTTGGCTTGTGCATCGTCAATGGCTGCCTTGATACGATCCAGCTCGGCCTGCAGGGCAGGTGGGTATGGGAAAGAGGGTTGCCCCGCTCCCTTGCGGGCATTCCTGAGGGCTCGCTTGAGGCTCATCATCCACCGTCCGGCAAGTGCTTCAACTCTTCATCCGAAACGTATCGGTTGAGCAGGTTCGCGTAGTGCGCCCGCTTCTTGGCATTGGGATCGGCTGCACCATTGGTGGTCGCATTGGTCGACATGGGAGGGCCGAAGACCATTTCAAGTGAGCCACTCGGGGAGCGGAGCAGTCGAATGACGCCAAACTCCCGGCAGAGGGCCATGGTCTCTTTCAGTTCAGAAAGCTCGGTCCCGAGTTGTCGCTTTGCTCCAGCCATTGCCCCTCTCGTTCCTCCCACCACTCCACGTCCTTCTTGAGAACTTCTCGGATCCGTTCTTCCAGCCGCTCTTCTGCCTCGAGTTGTAGCGCCTCTGGCGTCCCTTTGGCAGGTTTTGCGGTTCGGATCTCCTCGAGATAATGCAACGTTGCCCTGTAGGCGTACAGCGCCGCGTCCGCAAGGTGGTCTTTGTACCCGTCCGCTGGCATCCCACGCTCTTCGTCCCACGGCAGGCGTTGCCATTCCTCCACGAGCGCATCATTGCCAGGCATCACCTTCACGAGACCAGCGCGGAGGTCCCCGGTCATGATCTCGATGTAACCCCGTTTGTTGTTCTTCTCGGCCGGCTCAATGGGTAGACGGAAGCGACGCCGAGCCTCCTCCACATATCCTTTTCCGAGACCCCCAGTGTCACCCACCATCCGCGCAAAGGGATATTTCTTCGTGTACTTCAGCGCAATCTCCGCTGCCTCCGCCGGCGTCAGCCCACGTTGGTCCATCGACTCGACCACATAGACGTTCGGGTCGTCCCGCTGCCACCCAAGCACCACAAATGCGGTGGAGTCCACGTAACCGAAGTCGATCCCAAGGACGTACTGCCACCCGTAGATGGCGTCTCGCGGGAGAGTTGGCGAGACGTTCCTCTTTCGGTCGAATGGGTACACGAGGCCTTGAGCAGCAGCGATGAAGCTGCATTCGTACTCCTGTTCGAACCACCACTTGAGCCCCAGCCGTTCCTTTTCGGCCTTGAGTTCCTCTAGGTATCGCTTGGGAACACGTGGATTGTCCCATGCGCTGACCTGGTAGCGGTCCCACCTGTCCGTTCCATCGTGCCAGATGCTGGCGAAGTAACCCTTGAGCCCTTTGGGAGTGCCCAAGAGAATGAGCTGGCCGCTGGTGACGAGAAGCATCGGCTCCAAGGCTTCGAAGATGGCTTCAGGGACGGTGGCGGCCTCATCCACGATGATCATGTGCGCCGTATACGATCGGAGCGTGTCCTCATCGGCAGCGATGACCAAGATACGGGAGCCGTTCTCGAGTTCCACGCCACGCTTGTTGTCCTTGATCGGCTTCGCCTCAATGTTCTTGAGCGACTTCAGGTGCTCTTGAACCTTGCGGAGCAACTCATCGGCCTGAGGGACGACCGGAGCGACAACGATGATGAGGGACTTCGGGAAAAGGACCGCCCGATGGGTCGCCTTAGCGGCTGCCGTGGTCGACTTTCCGCTCTGACGCGCGACGTTGATGATGACGCGTTTTGATTGCGTGACGAGGAATCGAGCTTGCCAAGGGTCGGGCGCGAACTCCATCGCCTCGGTGCAGAAGGCGATAGGGTCGCAGATGTACTCGATGACCTTGAGACAGGCTTCGGTGACCTCGCTCCGAGTCTTGGGGCGGCTAGGCTCGAGCGCCTTGCTTACCAGCTTGTCGAGGTTCCTCTTTACGTTCGGCATGGAGATTCAGCTCAAGAGGCATCGGCTCCATGGTTTGAGGCTGGATGTCAGCATCGTCCATGAACCGGTAGGACTTGATCTTGCCATGCGGGACGCCTCCCCACCACACCCAGACGTCCGGCAACGGCTTGCCATCTGGCCCCTTGGCACGGAAGCCATTCTTGGCGTTCTCGTTCCGGAATACCTGTACGTCTCCGATGGAGAAGCCGTCCCACCCACACTCGAGCAACCACTCATCCGTCGCGAGGAGCGTCGACATCGGCATGATGGCCCTATCAGAAGGGTCATTGACCGGATCGACAAGAGCAGCGGACTTCAGGCGGCGAACAACGGTGGTCATCGTTTGAGCTCCTCGAACGGATTGAAATGCTCCCGATGATCGGTCACCGGGACGATATATGCACGGAACTCTTTTTCGATAGCACAGGCCAGCTCCGCATCCCTCCGGAGCGATTGCCTGGCGTACATCATCAGAAGCTCCCCATCACGAATGGCGGCCCAGCAAAGGGGGACATCTTCCGAGGATTCGTGACAGCCGACGACGACCTTGGAACTGGGCAAGGTGATGCGGTCGAGCACGTGATTGAGAAGGTCCCAGAGGTCGCTCTTTCGAAGGGGCTTAAGCCACGGGAAGTTGGCTCTTTGGTCAAAAAGTTCCTTCTTCCAGTCCGAGAGAACCATGTTCGTCTCGGCCGGCTGCATGTAGCGGCACACGAGCGGAAACGTCATGCCTTCCTCAGGCGAGACCGGAACTTCTTCGGGGCCAATACCAACCGCTTGTCTAGAAGACGCCAGTTCTTTGGCTTGGGGCGCGGCCATAGGACGTACGCGATGTACGCCAAGGCATCGGCCATCGCCTCAACCAAGGCCCCTCGGTTGCCCGCATAGACCCAACTCTTGGGCAGTTCAAAGACGCGGCTATGCGAGCGATAGAATCGCTGCATCTCGAGTCCGACAATGTCTTTGGGATACGTCTCCCCGCGAAGAACAAAACTGGCGTCGAGAAAACTATCCGACGTGGTGAACCAGTTGAATCGAACCGTCCAGTTCTTCGGGATCCAATCCATCCGTCGAAACAGTATCTTCGAGATGCGAGTGAGCTCCTCCGGATTCACAAGGCCTCGGCTTCGTACCGGCGCATGTGACCACCCCAGTCCTCCACGATGCCGTAGAGCCAGCACCCCGGATAGACGAGGATTTCCTCCGTCTCCCATTGGAACTTCTCGTAGACGCGTGCGTTCACGAAGATGACAAGAGAACCAACAGTG